GGTTGAGTTAGAAGCATCGCCTCCAGCATCTTTCATTACCAAGCTAACGATAGCGCTACCAGCTGCTATTGTAATAGCACCAGTTGGCGTTTCTTCACTAACTACGAATTTCCAATATACTCCATCTTCCAAAGCTGTTGGAAGAGTGACAGCATAAGCTCCGCCAGCGGAATCAAGCATAAATACTTTTCCACTTTCGTCGTTTGTTAATGTTCTAGCTTCAGTAACATTTTCAACTTTTTTCTTTACTCCAGCGGTTACACCGCTATTCTGTTCTAAGAAAGCACTTCTCATTATTCATACCTCCTATTAATTGTCTTCAAAGTTAAATAAAGCATGAGCTTCAGGAAGAGAAACTTCAAGACCTGCTTCGGTTAGAACCATGTCTTTACGTAAATCTTCATCTGCTGACTGTACATTCGTTTGAATGTGCGTATCTCTATTTACACCATTGCCGACTAGAGGACGATAAGCTACATTGTCAAGGTCAACTAAACACATATATGGCGCTGCATGGCCTCTAAATAGAGGTTCTTTTACGAGCGTCAAATCACCATGGATAGTTTCAACCTTCATTACTTTATGACCATAAGACCCACTCGCTTGCGACATCATTGGATTCGCAGCAGAATAAGCTGTTGATAAGAAAGTATTAGAGCTTGCCATCTTGTTAAAGAATGAAATAACAGGAAGTGAACAAAGCGCAAGCTTTGATGAACTACCACCACGAGCCGGGTCAAAAATCACTTCAAGGTCTTTTAAGATAACATCGTAAGTTGTTTCAGCATCTGTACGAGTTGTAAAATAACCTTTATCTTCAGTGTAAGATACTTGAGTACCAGCTCCAGTAATCTGAGATTGTGAGTTTTTGATAATGTGACCAACAATACCATCGGTATAGTTGATTCCACTTTGACTTGCAGCGTTTCCAAAAAGCATAGCTCTTTCGATGTCCACTTTATGTTCACGAAGTTTCAAGTTCCATATTCTGTCCCACTCACTAGCATAGCCACGGTAAACCGTTGCTCTTGCAGTATTAGTAAGTTCACAGGCTGTCTTAAATATTTGACAGTACCCAGTACCATTTTCTAATTCACGAGACCAAGAATCAGGAGAACCTGAACCTTCTTCGAATGCACTTCCAATGACTGTACACTTTTGACCATCAACAACGGCAGTTGTACTACCAGTAGCTGCGGAAATTGTACGACCAGTAAATTGGGTTTCAGTGCTACCAGCGACAGGAGCAGACTCAACACGGACAATAGCTGTCTCGGGTTCGTTTGTGCTCGCATTTGTTTCGCCAATTGCAAATACCATCCCTTTAATAATCCAATCAGGAGCTGCACCTGCACCGTCATCAACGGTGTAAGTAAGTGTGCTACCTGCGGCTGGAACAGTATGACCTGCATCTAGTGCAAATGTTCTGTCCGCCATTTGGATTTTATTACGGTCTTTTAACCATCGGAACTGCGGGTCGTCCGTTGCAACTTTAGCAACTTTGGATAAGTAAACGAAAAATGGAGACTCATCAGGGGCTAAATCAGCGATTCTATCACTAAAATTATACAGCCGCCTTGATGGTATCACACTATCAATTACTGCACCGGGGTCACCAAACTTTAACGGGCCGGGATTATTATATGTTGCCATATTATATATCCTTCCTCAGTTTATTGTTTAAAGTACGCTATTACGGCTTCCAGCATTTACAATTTTATCCCACATCTGTTTGTCTTCAGACTTAGGCGAGCTAGGTGCTCCACCCTGAAGAACTCCAGCTGTGCGAGGCTGCTGTTGGGCAGCTTGTACTGCTTGCGCCGTTTCAGGGACGTTACCTTTTTTATTAACGTCTCTATATAGCTTTACCAGATTCGATAAGCCAACTTGCTCTTTGGGCTGCGAAACAAACCCCATAAACTCTTGAACATCATTGTCCGAAAACTTATAAGTGTTACGCAACTCATTCACAGTATTGTTGTATGTTATCTCTTCTGTCATTTGTCGTTTTTGCTCATTCAATGCATTATTCACTACATTATTCATCATACCAACCTCTTGGTTCATACGAAATTTAAATGATGGTGATTCTGAATTGTAATAAGCATCCCAAGGGTTAAAGTCCTCAGCGGGTAATCCCTGTTGAGGTTCTTGCTGCGCTTGTTGTTGTTGTGGCTGTCCATTTATGTTCTTCTGTAAAACATCAACTAAGTCAGGTCGTGATTCTAACAAATCACCCAATGGCTCAAGCCTTTTAAGCTTATCATTCTCCGCTTGGGTTCTGTCATACATTGACTGGAATTTACGGGCTTCAACTTCCCATTCATTCTCAGGAATCGTTTCCTGTTGTAGTTCAACCTCTGGAGCTGAAAAATCAACCGCCTCTTGCGATTCGGGTGACTCTCCATATTGTCCATCAGTTTCCGCTCTTACATCTCCAACTATATCTGGGCCATTATCAACCAAGCCATCAGCTACGGGTTGGGCCTCTGTCTGTGCATTGTCCATATGTCTCCTTTAAGATGTCTTTAAGCTTCTGGAGCTGAACTAGCATCTGCTCTAACATTTGCTAATTTCTCCGCTTCAAGCTTCACCTTTGTTTGTAGATTATTTAACTGAACTCTTCTGTCAGCTTTGGCGTCTGATGCAACATCCGCTAATCGAGATTTAAATTTCTCAACCTCGACACGCTTTCTGTCGCTAACAGACTCCCTTTGGGCAGTCTGGAGGTCTCCCTCCAAATTCTTTATTTGCTCACCCATCGCTTGGACTTGTTGCATGAGTTTATTTTTCTCATCAGTCCGACGAAGGATAGCTTCTTTATCAAATATTTCTGGATTCTTCTTTAACACTTCTACCTTATCTACGATACCCATTTGATAGGCTTCCATATACACACCTAGCTCTGCCCACTTATTAGTTGGTAAAGTAGAGCCCGGCTCAATACGTATATCGTGTTGTCCTAAATTATGTCTTTCTTTTTTAATGTCTAAGATAGCGCCTACTTTATTATCATATGAATTAACTGTAGCTTCAGTTATATCGTTATTTGCGCTATTTAAACGGAAAATCTTTTTATAAGTATAATGTCCTTTAGATAGATTGTATAAGACTTGACCTAAACGATTGATACTAAATTCAATATCTCTTAGTTTTGACTTAGGTCTATCGGTTCCTAATGCTATCATCCGCTCTGTACCTTTAACAGTATCTGGTGCTTTTTCTGCAAAGCCATGCATCATTTCAGGTAAGCCAAATGTAAAGTCAATATAGAATTCACATTGTTGGATTAGTTTATAAAACTCACCTGCTAATGGTTGGGGTGCAGGAAAGTGTGGTTCACCTTGAGTGCTGTCTACTTCTATAACTGCATTTGGGTTAGCCCAGTCTCTCTCTAATTGACCTAGGTCTTCTACACTACCTAACGGTACTAATAGTTTTAATCCGCCAGACGCTTGAGCATGGGATAAAGCAAGTGACCATAACTTATTAAGTAATCGTTGCATTGGGCGAGCACGAGATACATCTGACTTAGGATAAGGGGTTTCTGTAAATACATTTGGTATAGGTACTATTGGGTAATGGTCTGTGTTTAAAATAGTTTCATATAATACAATTTGTCCAATAGAAGCGCACACTTTAACACGTGTTTGTTTAACTGGGATAATTTGATACTGACTTGCTTCTACTTGCTCTCTATTATTCTCGATAAATTCTTCATACTCGTCATCACTAAAAATAGCTTCTTCACCTGATTGCATATCAATCACACGGTAAAAATTAACTTTTACTTTATAAAAACGTTCTAATACTTGATACTTGTTTCTTTCAAAATAATCTAAATCTTTTGCTTCAGCTGGTGTAAATACTTTTTTACCATTGTTATTCATCGCATCAGGATAATCTTCTTCCATATAAGTATCAAGGTCTTGAATAATACCTGTTTCTTTTTCTCCTGTTTCTGGATTGTCTTGTTCACCTAATTCTGGGTAGAGGCTGATAACTTGTTCACCCGTAAGGATAGTAGAGAGGATAACACCTTCAGCGTCATCGAACCATCGGTTGCGAGTATTTGGAGAGACATATACCCTGAATGGGTTGACATAAGTGAACTTGACATCGCCTCTACCAAAATCTGATTCAGGGTCTATATAAGTATATAAATATCCCATTCCGGTAGTAGCATAATCATGAATAGCTTGTTTTAACTGCCAGTCTCCATTAGAGTTACCCCACACATACCCCATGATAGTTCTCCATACAGAAGCAACTTTAACGTCAGAATCTTCTCTAGGGGTCATGGTAAACGCTGGAGCTCTGGAAGTTAATACAGCTTTAAATTTTTCTACAGCTGGCCCAATCCTGTCCATAGGTACATCAGCTTGATTACGAGATTGTAGCTCATCTACTTCATCACTACTAAAGTGATTACCGTGGTAAAAGTCTACATCATATCTTGCTTCTATATCCCAATCGGAACGTGCATTGCGCCAACGACGATAAAGGTCTTGGTTATAATCGGCGCGTTTATCTTTATCTAATGTCACTATATAGGCTCGTTAGCTAAACGTTGAACTAAAGCTTTTCCAAGTAAACTTTGTACTTGTGGATTAATCCCTAACGTTTCAGGGGAAAGTGCTCTGTGACGCAATAAATCATTTTGCCGTTTAGAAAGCGGCGTTTCCATTCCAAAAGATTGTAAATAAGCAGATGAAAGCTTTGGCACTTCCATTTCTCTTTTAGACATAGTACCGTCTTTTATAATATATTTATCAGCAGGACGAACTCTCTTGTCTTCACCCATGCTGCTCATTAATGAATCTTGAGGTCTGGCTTCCATTGCTTGCATTGCTGCTAGTTGCTCAGAGGGTGAAGGCCTTCTTTCTAAGGGTTGCCCTTTACCTAAAACTTGCCCACCTTCTTGCATATTCTTACGACCATAATTAGGCATCTTAGACTTTTGCATTCTTTGTAATAACCGTAAAGAATCTAATTGCGGGTCAAGGGTATCGCCGGTAAGAGCGTTTAATTGATTTCTTCTTTCGCTTTCTTTATAATATTCTAGCAACTCATTTAAACCACCGCTAGTTGTATCAGGCCCCATTAAGCTAATAGGTGGGCCATACATTTGTGGATTGCGAATCTCTTGCTGCTTACGAGGCTGCATCTGTCCACCCTGCTGGTA